CAACCGAGCGTCACGGATTACGGTCTCGGTGAAAGTCAAAGTCACTGTATAGCTTTGCGGAATGGCCCAGGTCAACTTACTTCCTGCTGGCTGATAGTCGGTATTTGTATAGTTTACCTGAGCCTGCCACTGGTTCACTTCGGCTAGGAAATTACCATCGCCGTCATACAGTTCCCCGTTGTAGCCTCTAAGAATATTCCTTGGGTCAAAGGTGCCGCTGTCCAGCAGTTCCTGCAAGTCAGGCGGTTCGTTTACTCGGAAGGACCATGAACGATTGATAATGTCCCCNGAAGTTACGTTTGCAATNTCAATACTACCATCAGGTACACATGANCGGAAAACATAGCGTCCATCAGACATCTGCTTTCACACCTCCAAACAAAATATCTTCTAATACTCGGCTAGCTTCGCCACCTCGGATGACCCGTTCGGGTAACCGAAGCACATGGTAGCCTCGCTTCTTCAGATACGTATCCTTGGCCTTGTCGCGTCGAATAGCTTCCGGTTGCGAATGCCACCACTCGCCGTCGCACTCTACTACTAAGTTCTTTGAAGGGACATAGATATCTACGAAGTAAGGGCCAATCCGTTTTTGGGTTTCATATTCAACCCCCAAGGCATCAAGGATTTTCCAAGTAGCTCGCTCAATTGAAGTTCCTGCCGTTGTTTTCCTAGAAGCAGCTTGCCCAGCAAGAATCCACCGTTCCAGCTTCTCAATCCGTTCTTCGGGTGAGAGTCTTTCAAAATACCTTTTTGATTGCTCACTAAGTTTATGTTTATTTTTCTTGCACCACTCATGTCTTGCTCGGCTAATCTTTTTGCGAACATAAGGTAGCTTAGCTGGGTTATTCTCTCCAGCAACCAATTTAGATTGCTTCTCTAATCTCTCTTCTGTCCAAGATTGCCGAAGTGCTTCACCCAGTCTTAATCGTTCTTTTTCGTCTGCAAAACGTTTACGGTTGGCTTCACTTATTTTTCTGCGGGTGTCCTCCGTTCTTCTTTTACCTTTTCCTCCTTCAGATATCTTTTTTCGATGTTCCTCACTTAGCTTTTTCCCCTTCCATGGAGCATTTGCTAGTAAAGCCTGACGAATTTTTTCGCGATGCTCCTGAGATTTCGGTTTNCCTTTAAGCGCTCTGCTTACTCCTTGCCCTACATTCTTCTTCCATTCTTCAGTNCCTCTACAAGCCATCACAACTACCCCCAGGGTAAATCAATTAACCTTTGGTAGGCACCGAAAATCTAAACGCAAATGTCAGGTATAGTTTTTCGGCGGAGTCAAGGTCATCCACCTGCACCACGAACCATGCCGAGTCTCCAACCGGCGGGTTGTTCGGGTCCTCAAAGATGGAACCCTGCAACAAGGCACCTTCGGCAATCATCCGGTTGATGATGCCCTGAGCCGCGGCAATAAGAGTTGCCCGTCCATCCGGGCTGTTGTTAATCTTCCCGATGAGCGGGTCCCAGGTTGCAGCTATACGGTCCATCAGGTTGTCCCGGGTTCTTACCCGGCGAATTTTCTTCCAGCCGGCATCCATATCTGCAGTTGGTGTCACAAAGGTATTGATGCCATACTCGATGTGCACCTGCTTTTGAGCACTCATTGTGAATACCAAGGCGCCAGACTGAATGGCTTGCTCAATTTCAGCATTGGTCAGCGCTCCAACTAACTCAGTAGCATTCCGAACAACATAGTGAGTTAAGGATTCTGTGATTTGCGCAGTTGCAACCATTCCGGCCACTCTTGCAGCAGCTTTATATCCTTCCCTAGCTACACCATCTGCACCCTTGAAGCCGTTGGCAACATAGATGATTGCCGGGTCATTGAAAGCCCTAGCATTGGCCAGCCTTGTCGCAAGGGGAACGCTGGTAGGTTCTCCGACAACGCCCAGCACCCGCTTACCTTCATTCCGCACCCGGTCAATATAGGCTTGTACCAGAGTATGGATTGTCGTGTCGTCAGTATCCACTGCCAGCACGTTCCAGTCTATTGCTTCAATTGCTGATAGTCCTGAACTATAACTTTCACCGTTTACGGTCGGATCTTGTCCGCCAGTAAGTGGCTGTTGAGTAACTGTTGCTAATGTTCCNCTNCCATCTGCTATCTTTGTCGCAGTAATATAAGGGCTATTGGAAGCGGCTATAGCATCAACCAGCGCCTNTGGCTCCCCGGCGCCCTTAGTAAAACTGATAGTCTGCCGCAAAGTGGCTCCTTCATAGAGCAGCAGTTCCCGTTTTGTATCGTCGGCAAGGGAATCCCTTACAGTTATCACAAAGTCATTACCTCTTGCGCCTTCATATTTGGCCTCGATTTTCACTACATTGGTAGATTCGGTATCCTGAAGGTTCAAAAGAGCCTTGNCACCACCAGTTCCAAGTCTATACGCTACAACTCTGCGACAACCNCCTCTNAATGCCTCTATTGCAGTATCAACNGTACCTNCNCTTCCAAATGTACTAATCACTGAATCAGCGTTTTCAAGATATACAACCTCACTCAANGGTCCCCAGGAAGCTCTAAACAATGNNGCTACAACACCTTGAGGTACTATAGCTTCCTGNGGTTCNCCNATGTTGGTCACTCGGACGTATACGCCAGGCCTNATTTTTTGTTCNCCTACTTGAAATACAGATCCAGCCATTTTGCATTACACCTTCCTTTCCAAAAAGTCTTTGATTGCTTTTTCGGCCTCTGCCTTAGTCATCGTATCCTTGCCAGCCAGCTTCAAAGCACCGGCCATGACTTCCGGCTTCACACCAAAAGAAGAAGCCGCTGCGATTAGCTCGTTACGGTTGTAACGTGCTTCCGGNTGTTGAACCGTCATCGTCCTATCCGGTTCCTTTTTCTTACTCAAGCTATCCCACCTCCATATCAATATCGCCGCTGGTAACAGCTTTCTTTAATATTTCATACTGCGCTATTGGTTGCAATACCCCAAACCTGGCAGTTAGTTGTATCTGNCCNCGNCNCATNGGGTCTGCTTCGCTATCCGCTACGACCCGTAACAGCTCCAACGGACCACCGTCAGCCATTTTTAGCCTTCGCTGCTTGGCCAGCCCTTCCGTAACCTTCCGCACCCAGCTCAACCGAACAGCAGCACTGGGAGCCAGAACGTGCCCGTTTATCTGTGCCTCCATCCAGTTTACTGCGGCTGTGATTTCCGTCGTTGTCAAACGTACCATTCGCCAATAGACTCCCGGCGCCACGTCAGCAGGTGACCATGTCCCTGGGTCGGTATGTGCTTCTGGCCAGGCTTTCTTTGTCCAGTCCTGCAATACGGCCACAGGGTCNGGNTCATAGGTCAGCCCATTCAACCAGCCTAAGGCAAACACCCGGAAGCGTAGGCCTCGGGTGATGGCATCCCATTCTTTGTCTACGAAGTCTTGCCCAGCACTACCCAGGTAATCGACTAGGTATTCCTCGCCGGCATGAGAGAATCTGGCCCGATGTAAAGCGTTGATAATGGAATTGGCCAGGCTATCCACCTGCTGGAAGGTAGTTCGCTTGACGTANGGCCACACCTCGATTACAGTTGAGAAAGCTGCCCAGTCCGCTTCCGGGTCTTGTACGCCCTCTCTAAGCACNAGATAAGGNTTTGGAGTGTTCAGNCCTGCNACNTGCGGTTCNTATACTCTACCTTGGATTTCTGGTATATTGTTTACAAGCAGTTGACGTATCGCTTTCCTCATTCTAACCACTCCAATAATCTTTTACAGTTTTCTTGATACGAGAATGGTGAGCGTCTACCGTAGGCCTTACAATAGCGTAGTTTCCTCCGTGAGCTATTTCAAGCCATATTCCGTACTCAACACCGTGCGAAAGGTACAGGGCCAGCTCATCGTCAGATGATTCTACGCCTCCATGCAGAGATTGCCGAGCGTGACCTGTCCTATCCGTCCAGGGTGCATGAGTTTTGGCATAGCCTTCAAGCTGCCCGGCCCAGTTCTGGAGCAGTGCATAAAGGCCGGCTTTCTTTCGCTCAAGGAATTCCCTTGTCTGGTCGCCCAGCGCCATCTCAGCTCACCTTCTCCAAGGTCACCTGGTAGCCCACAATTTCGCCTTTCACTTTCTGCGGGTATACTTCTAGCACATGAAATTTTCCTAGACCCGGCGCTTCAAATTCGTCTAACACGTTGGAACCTGCCTTGACATCCGCCTCATAGTCCATCAACATCCCCCATGTTCGGTCCACCTGCTTAGTGCCAGCCAAAGTGCTTACTTCCTGCGGTACCCATGTTCCATATTGATAAATCCGCACAACGAAGGGCCCTACTTCGCTCTCGATTTCTTCAAAATGTCCACCCATATCGATTTTTTCTGTACGGTGAATTGTAATTGTCG